GCTCGCGCCAGCGAATCCACTCCTGCCGGAATACGGCGCCTTCGGTGATGGGGTTGTTCATGAACTCCTTTTGGAAGGAGCGGTATCCCATGAAGTCGGCCATCTGCTGCACCTCCTCGCGCGTCCATTTCGCACCCCAGGAGACGTTGCCCTGTTTGTCGAGGATGTTCACCCGCGAGACGTGCATTCCTTTGCTCTTGGCCATCGCCGCCAGCACGGAGTTCTTGCTGATGAGGTTGCCGACCATGATGAACCGCCCGCGGCCGCCGTCGAGGGCTCCGAACAGGGCCTCCTTGACCCAGTTCACAAGGCGCTTCACGCGGCTCTCGTTTTCGCACAGCTCGTCGTCGTCGAGGTCGTCGATTACGATGTAGTCGGGTCGTCGGCTGCGGTAGCGCAGACCGCGCGGGGACTGTCCTCGACCGCGTGCGAAGAATGCGCAGCCGTCGGCCGTGACGAAACGGCCGTCCTGCCAGTCGCCCGCGTTGTACTGCACGCCGAAGTCGGCGATGTAGCGTCGGTTGAACTGCAGCTCGGCCTGCAGGTCGCCGAGCAGCGTTTTGGCGTTCTCCTCGGACTTGCCGACGAGGACCATGACGTTCAGCTCGCGCGGCTCCTGTATCTTGAGCCACATGGGGATGAAGATGTCGAAATGGGTACTCTTGGCGTGTCCGCGGGCCCACTGCTCGATACCCTTGTAGTTGCGGTCGCGGAGCACGCGGTTCGCCGCCTCGATCTGGAACGGCGCGCACGCGGTATGCCTGCCCGTCGCCGGGTCGTCGGTGTAGTGCGGGAAGTAATATTCGACGAAGAAATCGTAATCGCGCCGCGCACGGCGGATGCGGGCCTGCTTCGCGGCGGGCGTCTCGGGCAGGACGGGCGTGCGCTCCTGCACGGTCCGGCACCACCGCTGCCACTCGGCGAAGGTTTTGGTTACGCTGGAAGTCATTGTCATTTGCTTTTACCGACGCCGAGCGCCTCGATGACGAATTTGTTCTGCAGGTCGTTCACCGTCATGCAGAGCTGCGGCGTGACCTCGGGGTCGATTTCCGAGCGTCCCTCGAGCCACTTCCCGAAATTCATGAAGCACTCCATGTAATCGACGGCCGAGACCTCCTTGTCGAGGGTCTTGATTGTCGCGGCGAGCTTCGCCAGGCGGTCGCTGGCCCCTCCGATGTCGGTGATGTCCTTGTTGTCGCCGAGGTTCTCGGCGACATGGTTTATAGAGCGCAGGATGTTGTTCACGACCTGCTTGCGGGTGAGCGACTGCGCGATCTTCTTTTCGGCCCAGCATCCTGCCGTGACCCATGCGTTCACGGTGTTTTTCGACACGCCGACCTTCTCGGCGATGATGTTCTGCGGCGTGCCCTGCATGTGCAGCAGCTCGGCGAACTCTTTCAGCTCGGAGGCTATTCTCTTACCCATTCATAAAACGTGATGAGCCCATCGAGGGGCGTTCGACGGGACAAAATTGCACCTTAGACAAGGGTATAAAAAACAGAGTGTAAGGTTTTTACACTCTGATTGTTATAAAAAATCGCCCGCTGCATCTTTGCACCGGAATCGCGGGGTGGAGCAGTCGGCAGCTCGTGAGGTTCATTCCCTCAAGGTCGCAGGTTCGAGTCCTGCCCCCGCAACAATACCCTTTTTTGCATCCGAGGCCGTCCGCGCCGCCGACCTGTGTGTCGGCGGTGTCCGGGGCCGAAAACGATCGAATGGCACGAGAAGCAGTCATCAGCACCAGCGCCCTGAACGCTTACGGAACCCGGGTCCTCACCGAGGGGCTCGACATTTCGCAGTATGAGAAGAACCCCATCGTGCTTTACATGCACCGCCGGGGTTCGCGCGAGGACATTCCTATCGGCATCATGGAGAACATCCGCGTGGAGGGCGACAAGCTCTTCGGCACGCCGAAAATCGACGGGGACACCGAGGCCGAGAAGGTGATCGCCGCCAAGTGGGAGCGCGGGACGCTGCGGATGCTTTCGGCGGGCATCGACATCCTCGAATGTTCCGACGATCCGCAATATCTGGTGCAAGGCCAAACCCGGCCGACCATCACCCGGTCGAGGCTTTTCGAGGTCTCCATCGTGGACGTGGGAGCCAACGACGAGGCCCTGCAGGTGCGCCTATACAGCGGCGGGCGTCAGCTCACCCTGGCCAAAGGCGAAGACGACGCGGTGCTCCCGCTGCTCAAAAGCGACGACAAACCCCAAAACACGACTTTTCAGATGAATGAGATTTTGATGACCCTCGGTCTCCCGACGACGGCGACCGAGGCGGATGCCGTCAGCGCGATCCAGGCGCTCAAGGCTCAGAACGACACGCTCACGCTGGCCCGGATTACGGATGCCGTCACCGCGGCGCGCGAGAAAGGCCTGATCACCGAGGCCCAGGAGCCGAAGATGCTCGAATTGGGCAAGAAGGCGGGCATCGAGACGCTGCGCGACACGCTCTCGATGATGACTCCCGCCCGACGTCCTTCGGACTTCATCGACGAAAAGGGCTCTGGAAACGGACATCAGACGCTCGCGTGGGACAAGCTCTCGGACGAGGAGAAGATGACCCTGCGGCGTGAGAACCCCACGCAGTACGCCCAAGTGTTCAAGGCCCACTACGGCGTGGCCCCGGACTTCATGAACGACTAACTCAAACCTTTTTCCACGAATGAGAAAAATCCTTTTGGCCCTCTTGGGCCTCTTTGCGGCGGTAGGCATCAACTCCGCAGTCGGTGCGACGCTTGCCTGCGCCGTCGGCTTCGCCCCGCTTGCGGGTGTGGCGGCCGTGAACGGTGCGGCCCTGGTGTCGGGCCTTTGCGGCGGCTTTACGCCGTCGGGTGCACTCGGCGCCGGAATCTATACCGAAGTATGGACCGGGGAGCTTATCAAGGCGTTCCGCTCGGCTGCCGAGAGCATCGGCTGGTATCAGGCCATCCGCTCCTACGACGCCTATGTGAAGCATGACGTGATCCACTTCGTCGATGTGGGCGCCGATCCCGAGATTCTGGTGAACAATACGACTTACCCGCTGACGGTGCAGGACCTCCCGGACGGCGACAAGGCCGTCGAACTGGACAAGTTCCAGTCGCGTCCTACGCCCGTCACCGACGACGAGTTGCACGCCATCAGCTACGACAAGATGGCCCTGGTGATCGAGAAGCACAAGGACCAGTTCTTCGAGAAGAAGTACTCGCGGGCGATTCACTCGCTGGCTCCCGCGGAGAATGCAGCCAAGACCCCGGTTCTCGTGACGACGGGAGAGGCTACGGCCGATGGCCGCAAGAAGCTGACCCGCGCGGACATCGTGGCGCTCAAGAAGAAGTTCGACAAGCTGAAAATCCCCAAGGAGGGCCGCATCCTCGTCCTGTGCGCGGATCATGTCGCCGACCTGCTGGAGACCGACCAGCGCTTCGAGAAGCAGGTGTACGACTACACCACGGGCAAGATTGCCAAGATGTACGGCTTCGACGTCTACGAGTACGACGAGTGCCCCTACTACGATACGACGACCCTCAAGAAGAAAGCCTACGGCGCCGTCGTGGGCGAGAACGACCGCCAGTCGTCGGTGGCCTTCACCACCAAGCGTGCGATGCGTGCCGACGGCTCGACGAAGTCCTACCTGCGCGAGGCGTCGAGCGACCCGGAGAACCAGCGCAACCTCTTCTCGATGCGCACCTATACGATCTGCCTGCCGCTGCGCAACGAAGGCTTCGGCGCCATCGTGAGTGCGAAGGTCGAGGCGGCAAAGGCTCCGGAGGAGGAAGAGAGCGTTTAATCGCATGTGAGGAATGGAGACCTGGATTATCTACGTCATTGCGCCCATCGCCATCGCGCTGGTAAGCTGGATTCTCGGCAAGAACGGACGGCGTATCGACGAGACGTCCAAACTGGTGGCCCTGCTTCAGGAGGAGATCACCCGTCTGACGGCCAAAGTCGAGAAGCTGGAGGCCAAGGTCGAGATCAAGGAGCACGAATCGGAGCGCAAGAGCGGGATAATCCAGGAGGCCTTCCGCTGCAAGACGCCTTCGCACAAGTGCCCCGTATTAATCAAATTGTTCGAGTTCAACGATCAAAAGGAAGATGAGCAGAGGATTAAGAAACTGCAATCCGGGGAATATCCGCCGGAGTGCGACCCGATACAAGGGCGAGACGAGGAGTTCCGACCCGGCCTTTAAGGCGTTCGAGTCGATGCCGTGGGGCTACCGGGCGATGTTCGTGCTGCTCCACACCTACCGGGTGCGTCACGGATGCCGCACGCTGCGGGAGATGATCTCGCGCTATGCGCCGCCCGTGGAGAACCACACGGAGAACTACATCCGGGCCGTGGCCTCCGGAGCGCAGGTGTCGCCTGACGAGCCGCTCGACACCAAGAGCGGCGAGCGGATGATTCCGGTCGTTGCGGCCATGAGCCGCGTGGAGAACGGAACGCCCGCACGCATGGACGAGGTTCGGGCGGGCTGGAAGCTGTTCGCAAAGTATCCGGTATGACACGGCGGCGAATCCTCCTCCCGCTCCTCCTGGCAGCGCTGCTCTGCGCCTGCGCGCCCTCCCGCCGGACGGCGGCGGTGCACAGCCGGGCGGAAAACGACCTTCGGATGCAGGCGCTCCGCGAGGAACTCTCGACGCGCGACAGCCTGTTTTTCCGGGCCCTGTGCGAGGAACTGATCCGCAGCCTCGACGGCGAGCGGCATCTGCACCGGGTTGTCGGGGAGGAGGTCGAGACCGTCACCCGGGAGTACGACACCTCCCGTCCGGTCGATACGCTGAGCGGAACACCGCCCCTGCGGCGGGAAACAATCCGGCGGCAACGACTTACGGATTCCACCCGCGAAGCGGGCCGAGTGCGACAGACCAAGCGGCGAATCCGCTCCGACACGATCCTCGGCGGCGGCCATACCGGGCAGCAGCTCCGGACGGAGGGTAACACCTCCCGGCAGGAGGTGTCCGAAACAGACCTCACGACGGCCCGGCGTCGCGGCCTCACCTGGTGGCAGCACGCCCTGTGCATCGCCGGACTGCTGGCCGTGGCCTATGGCTCTTACCGATTTTTCAAGAAACGCTAAACATTTCAGACATGGCACAAAAGAAAAATACCACCTCCGCAGCGGCCGTGACGTCGCAGGACATGGCACAGGCCCTCCAGGCCGCAGTGGAGGCCGCGGCAGCGGCTCCTGCAGAGACTGACCCCGAAGCTCCGGCCCCGGAACCCGGGGTGAAGCCCGCCGACGATGCCGCCGATAAGACGGCCGCAGCTCCGGCGCCTTCGAATCCCGAAGCGTCGGATGCCTCCGGCAAGACCCCGGCCGGGAAACCTGCAGCACCTTCGAAGGGCGCCCCGAAAGGCCCGAGGAGTGCGGCCAAAACTCCCGCGACGGCTCGTGAGAGCGCCGCGCAGCGCGTCGCCCGCGAAGTGTTCCGCAGCTACCCCGACCGCAAGACCGTACATGTGGCCTCGGACGGCACGGCCTTCTTCAACCGCTCGGATGCCGTAAACTACGGCCGCACACTCAAGGACACGGCCGTCGTCGAAGTAACCAATCAAAACCTCAAAGCCTGATGCAGTCCTTAACATTCGAACGCACGAACGGCAACATCCCCCGCAAGCTGGCGGGCGAAGACCATATCTCGGGGATCATGTTCTACACGGACACGCTGCCGTCGGGATTCTCCGAGACGGAGCGTATCAAGGCCATCTCGCAGATCGAGACTGCCGAGAAGCTCGGGATCACCGCCGAACTCGACGAGTGGATCATCCGTCTCATGCACTACCAGCTCTCGGAAATATTCCGGCTCAACCCGGGCATCAGCCTCTATGTGGGCATCTTCCCGAAAGCCGAAGGCGCCAACACCTATGCCGACGTGAAGAAGATGCAGAACTTCGCCGGAGGCCGCCTCCGACAACTCGGCATTTGGGAGGGCGACGTGGCGTTCTCGAAGGAGAACCTCACGGCCCTGCAGGGTGTCGCCGCGACGCTCGAGGGGCAGGACATGCCGCTGAGTATCCTCTACGCCCCGAAAGTCGCGGCCGTCGCCTCCCTGCCGACGGATGCCGCCGGGGACAAGGAGCGCGTGTCGGTCATCATCGGCCAGGCCGGGAGCTCCACGGGCGCGGCGCTCTATGCGGACGAAGACAATGCGACGTCGAAAGCCTCTGTCTCGGGGCTGGGCGTCCTGCTCGGCATCGTCTCCAGCGCCTCCGTGCAGGAATCCCCCGCGTGGATCGAGAAGTTCCCCACGGGCATCGACGTCCCTGCCTTCGGAGACGGCACGCTGCTCACGGCCCTCGACCGCGCCGTGGTCGAATCGCTCGATACGGCCCGCTACCTGTTCTTCGTGACCTACTCCGGACTGTCGGGCTCTTTCCTGAACGATTCGCACACGATGGACGACGCCACGAGCGACTACGCCTACATCGAGAACGTCCGCACGATGGACAAGGCCGTGCGGGGCATCCGCACCTACCTGCTGCCGAAGCTGGGCGGAAACGTCTATATAGACAAATCGACGGGGAAGCTCCAGACGCACAGCGTGGAGTTCCTGCAGACCACGGCGCAGAAGGCTCTCGAGGAGATGGAGAAGGCGGGCGAGCTGAGCGGCTATGTCGTCGAGATCGACCCGGACCAGAACGTGCTCGCCACCTCCGAAATCGAGATCGTCATCCGTCCGGTCGGCGTCGGCGTCGTGCGCCGTATCCGGATAAAGATCGGCTATGCCGAGAGTGTCTAACAGCCAAAACCAGAATACAATGAGCGTTACAACCTCTATTCCGCTGATTAACGGCGTAGAATACAGTTGGGGCGACATCGTCGCTGCGGCCAACGGCGTGCCGTTCGTCGGCATCACGGCGATCAAGTACGGCGACAGCCAGGACGTGCAGAACAACTACGGCGCCGGACGGCATCCGGTGTCCCGCTCGAAAGGGCGCATCACGCCCTCGGCGTCGATCACCCTCTACAAGAGTGAGGTCGTGGCCCTGCAGCGGCAGGCGCCGAACGGCCGCCTGCAGGACATCGCGCCTTTCGACATCACGGTGTCGTACCTGCCCGAGAGCGGCATCATCTCGACGGACAAAATCCGCAACTGCCAGTTCACCGAGAACAAGGTGGACTGGAAGGAGGGCGACCTGAACCAGCAGATCGAACTCACGCTGATCCCCTCGCATATCGAGTGGGGCCAGCCGAAAGTATAACCCACAAAAACCGATTCTTATATGGAAAACAAGCAGCAGAAGGAGCTGGCCGCACAGCGTGCCGCATATCCCGTTTTCGACGGAGGCGTCAAGGACGAGGTTCTCCAGGCATGGAGACAGGCCCACGGCCGCGTCGTGGCCGTAGACATCTACGACGACATGGCCGGAGAACACCACATCGGCTATTTCCATCGTCCGTCGATGGACACCATGTCGGCCGTCAGCGCCGTGAGCCGACAGGATGAACTCAAGGGCGCCGAGGTGATGTTCAAGAACTGCTGGCTCGGCGGTAGCCCGCTCGTCCAAAACGATGCGATCCTGAAAACCTCGGCACTCGGGGCGCTGGGCAACCTGTTCGCCGCCTGCCATACGGAGGTAAAAAACTTGTAGGGGCGCACGCCCTTTCGGACGATGACGACGAGCAGTCCATCGCGAAGGGGTGCGCCCTGATCCGGGCCGCGTTTCATATCGACCCCGGCACGCTTTCCTGCGACGAGTGGGCCGCATTGTACCAGCAGGCCGTATGGCTGGAGCACCGACGGCTGCGCAACCTCGCAGAACTTTTAGGACGTCTATTCTCCTCGGACGAGGAGACGGGTAAACGATGAGCAGCTATTCCTTCAACTACTCCTTCAACATCACGGGCAACTGCGATGTCGTCGTGCAGGGCATCTCCCAGAACGTGGAGAAGCTCAACGACAACATCCGCAAGTCCGTGGGGCTGTGGGACAGCTTCGAAGGCAAGTTGCTCGCGTTGAATCAGTTCACGCAGTACGTCGAAGGCGTGGGCCGCACGATGCAGGAGACCCTGCAGCCGGGCGCCGCGCTCAACGCCTCGCTGGCCGACCTCTCGGCCATTTCGGGCGAAACGGGCGAAAGCCTCCGCCGGATCGAGGGGTATGCCCGCGAGACGGCCAAGACCTTCGGAGGGTCGGCGGCGCAATCGGTCGAATCGTACAAGCTGCTGCTCTCGCAACTCTCGCCCGAGCTGGCGAAATACCCCGATGCGCTCCGCGCGATGGGCGACAACATCGCCATCCTGAGCAAGACGATGGGCGGCGACGCCACGGCCGCCGCCGAGGTGCTGACCACGGCGATGAACCAGTACGGCGTCTCGCTGGCCGACCCGATGGAGGCGGCACGCCGCATGGCCGGGATGATGAACGTCATGGCCGCCGCGGGCAAGGAGGGTTCCGCCGAGCTCCCGGCCATCAAGGTGGCCCTCGAGCAATGCGGCATGGCGGCCAAAGGTGCCGGAGTGTCGTTCGAGGAGACCAACGCTGCGATCCAGGTGCTCGACAAGGCCGGAAAGAAAGGCGCCGAGGGCGGCGTTGCGCTGCGCAACGTCATGATGATCCTGAGCCGCGGGCGGTTCCTTCCGAAGGAGACGCTCGAAGAGCTGCAGGCCGCGGGGGTGGACGTCGGGCTACTGACGGACAAGACGCGGACACTGGCCGAGCGCCTCGAGCCGCTGAAGGCCGTCCTCAAGGATTCGGCGCTCTTCTCCCAGCTCTTCGGCATGGAGAACAGCAACGCGGCGATGGCCCTCGTGCAGGGCATCGACGAAATCCGCCGCTACGAAGGAGCCATCACCGGAACGAATACCGCCGTCGAGCAGGCCGGGATCATCATGGAGAGCTACAACGAACGGCTCTCGAGGGTTCGGGCACGGTTCGACGACCTGAAAATCTCGCTCTTCAACGCCTCGGGTGACTGGGGCATCTGGGTCGAGGTCGTCGTCAGCTCGCTCGTGCCGCTGGCGCAGATGACGCCGCTGCTCATCGGCATCGGCAAGGGCATCGCCTTCATCCGGACGCTGAATTTCGCCTCGATGTGGCGCAGTACGGTCGGAGCCATGAGCGGTGCGATCCTCTCGCTGCGGATGTACAACGGCTACCTGAGCATCGGTAAGGTGCAGGCGCTGGGATTCGGGAGGAACATCCTCCAGGCCACCGTCGCCGCGGTGCGGTTCGCTACCGTCGGGCTGTGGTCGGGAATCAAGGCCCTCGGAGCCTTCGTCCTCTCCCTCGTCACGGGAGGTACGGCCTCGGCGACATTCGCAGGGATCGCCTCCGCAGGGTTCGCAACGTTCAAGCTGGCGGCCGTGACCGCCTGCAGGGCCGTAAGCGCCGCGATCATGAGCATCCCTATCGTCGGCTGGATTGCGGCGCTGGCTGCTCTCGGAATCTACTTTTGGAATACGTCGGTCAAGTTCCGCGCGACGCTCAAAGGACTGTGGGCCTCGTTCAAAGCCGTGTTCTCGGGTATTTGGGACCTTGCGAAAAACGTCTTCGGAGGAATCGGCGACCTGATCGTCGCGGCGTTCAAGTTCGACGGCAAGGGCATCCGGGAGGCAATTCAGCGCATGAAGGGCGGATTCTCCCAGTTCGGGGCCGAGGTCGGCTCGGCCTTCACCAAAGCCTACGACGAGGAGATCGCCCGCTCGAAGGCCGAAGCCGCAGCCAAAGAAAAGGCGTCCGCCGGGGAGGCGTCCCCGGGCGGTGTGCTGCCGACGCCGACGCCCGATCCGCTTGCGGCGGGCCTGCAGACATCCGGGGCTTCCGTAGCGGCCGCAGCGCCGAAGGCCGACAAAATCCGCAACATCTCCGTGCGCATCGACAAGATTATCGACCGCTTCGAGATACACACGACGAATCTGCGCGAGGACGTCGGACGGGTAAGGGATATGATTGCTCAGGCCGTAACGGACGCCGTGAACGATATAAACTTCGCAGGGTAATGGCTTTTCAACCGATAAGTTTCGAGTTCGTGGCGGCAGGCGTGGCGCAGCAGGCACGCCTGGCACTGTGTCGCTTCTCCCCGTCGCAGAAGAACGCCGAGCGGCCCTCGTGGGACGGCCACGGGGGAGAGATCGCGGGCCGTGACCTCTCCGTGCCGATTACCGACCCCAGCTATTGGGCCTCGCGGTACGTGCTTACGGAGCTCGTGCTGCGCCGCGAAGACGGCCGCACGCTGCGCATCGACGACGCCACGGTGAACATCTCGCAGGAGAAGCACATCGTCCGCACGCAGCTCGTGGGGCTCCGAGGCACGATCAAGGAGTACATCTGCCAGGGCGACTATTCGGTGTCGCTCTCGGTGGGTATCGTGGCCGTGCGCGACGGCGTGATTGTGGACGAATACCCCGAGGAGGGCATCCGGGAGGTCCGGGCGTTTCTCGACGAAGACCGCGCCGTGGAGGTGTCGAGCACCTTCTTCGAACTGTTCGGCATCTCGCGCCTCGTGGTGTCGCGCTTCTCGCTCTCGCAGGAGACCTGGTCGAACCGTCAGAGGATCGACGTGCAGGCGTTCTCCGACGAAGACTACATGATCAAGTGCACCGAATATTAAACACCTTTCGAACGCCTTTCGAACCATGTTCAAACTCTCGGCTCGCATAGAAATCCGCAGCGCGACGAAACGCTGGACCTTCGACAAGGTCGCCCGCGTGGAAATCACGCGCGACATGGACACGCTGACCGACCTGTGCGTGATGACGCTGCCCAGGAAGGTGCGCTGGCAGGGCGAGGAGCGCATGCCTGTACAGCGCGGCGACGAGGTCGGCGTATGGCTGGGATACGACGATGACCTCAGCCTGGCGTTCCGCGGGTTCGTGACGACGATCGGTGCGAAGACCCCGGTGGAAATCCATTGCGAGGATCGGATGTTCCGCCTCAAGCAGCAAGAGGCCCGCAAGCTCGCCTACAAGTCGGCGACGGTCGAAGAGGTTCTCCGCGACCAGAACCTCGGCGTGCCGTTCAGGGTCTTCGGGGAGCAGCGCATCGGCCAGTTCCGCGTGACGGCGTCCACCGTGACCGAACTGCTCGGACAGCTCAAGGACCAGGGCGGCATCCGGTCGTTCTTCCGCCTTGAGGAGGGCGAACCCGTGTTGTACAGCGGCGTACTGTTCGAGCGCGAAGCGTCCGTCCGCCAGGTATTCGCTACGGGGGTGAACCTTATAGACGACACGCAGCTCGAGGTGCAGAACGCTGAAGATCTCAAGATCAAGGTTCGGGCAATATCCCTGCTGCCGAACAACAAGCGCGTCCGGATAGACGTCGGGGATGCCGACGGGGAGAAGCGGACCCTGCACGCCTACAACAAGAACGAGCAGGAACTCCGGGCCTGGGCCGAGCAGGAACTCCGGCGCCTCAAGCAGGACGGGCTCAAAGGAACGTTCACGACCTTCGGGGCCGTGCTGATCGACAAGCTGGACCACATAGGCATCCGAATCGACGGAATACGCCGCGGTGTGTATCAGGTGCAGAAAAACATAATCAAATACGGGACGGACGGATTCCGTCAGGAGATAACCATCGGCAAAAGAGTAATGCAATGACACTCGCAGAAGCCATACGGAGACTCGCCATGATGGGGGTCGAAATCTATTGCAAGTTCTGCACCGTGGACAGCGTGGACGAGAGGGCCCGCACGGTGGACTGCACGCCTCTCGACGAGAGCGCCCCGCTCGTGGGCGTGAACCTCCAGGCCAACCAGGAGGGGGACACGGGCGTCGTCTGTTTCCCGGCCGTCGGGAGCTACGTCATCGTGGCGTTCATCTCCCCGGCCGTGGCGGCCGTGGTCCTGTGCGACAAGATCGACAAGGCCCAGCTCTCGATAGGCAAGACGCAGATCACCGTGGACGCCGAGGTGGTGGACGTCTCCCTCGGCGACACCTCCTTCCGAATCACTCCCGAGGGGGTGCTGTTCAACGGCGGGAAGCTCGGGGGACTGCTGAAAATCGAACAGCTCACGGAGAAGTTCAACGAGCTGATCCGGGCTTTCAACACCCATACGCACACGATACCCGCCGGAGGGGTTCCCGTCACAGGAACCGCAGCGGCGCAGTCGAACCCCGCCCCGGTCATGGTTCCGGCCGTCACTCAGGCCATGCCCGAGGTCAGGGTTTCGGACTACGAGGACGCGAAGGTAAAACATTGAGGCGATGCGAGGAATAATGACAGACCCCGAAACGGGCGATTTGATGGTCCGCGACGGTGCGCTGGTCGTGGACGACACGACGGCGCAGACGGCCGAAGCGGTGCTTCGGGCCATGCGCGGGGAGTTCAAGGAGTTCCCGCTGCTCGGAGCCGAAACCCTCAAGATGCTCGGCGGGAACGAGGACCCGATGTGGCGCTCGGATGCGAAAAACATGCTTCAGGCGTGCGGAGTGCCCGCCTCGCGCATCGAAATCGAGAACGGCAGAATAACGATCGAATGACGCGGATCAAACCTTCAAGCAGGCAGAGCCTGCTCGACATAGCGCTGCAGACAAGCGGCGGCGTGGAAGCAGCGTTCGACCTTGCGGAGGCGAACGGTATAAGCATTTCCGAGCCGCTCGAGGCCGAAGCGGAGCTGGAGACCGTGGCGGCGGCCGACAAGAACGTGCTGGCGAAATACGAGGCCCGGGGTATCCGTCCGGCGACGGAACTGTCGTCCGAGGAGGTCGAGGCGGCGCCCTACGGCGGCATCGGATACATGGGCATCGAAATAGACTTCGTGGTAAAATGAGAACAATCGAGCAAATCAAGGAGAGCATCGCGGCCGACTTCATGCGAAATGAAACGGTAGCGAAGATATACGGGTTCACGCCCGGGGAGAGTTTCACGAGCCATATCGGTATCCTGTCGGTCGAAAATGCCCTGTTCTACCTCTTCGCCGTGGCGGCGTGGACGCTGGAGAAGCTCTTCGACACGTACGGGGGCGAGGTGGACGCGCGCATCGAGGAGATCATCCCGCACCGTCCGCGGTGGTACCGCGACAAGGTACTTGCGTTCATGAAGGGCAAGACGCTGATTGCGGACACGGACCGCTACGACACCGAGGGGATGACCGAGGACGCCATCGCGGCGGCGCGGGTGGTCAAGCACGCCGTGGCGGCCGAGAACAAGGACGCTTCGCTGCTGACGATCAAGGTCGCGGGCGAGAAGGACGGCAAGCGGTGCAGGCTCGACGCCGAGACCGAGGCGCAGCTTGCGGCCTACATCGCCGAGATCAAGGACGCGGGCGTGCGCACGGCGCTGGTGAACACCGACCCCGACCGCTTCTCGTGCCAGGTGGAAATCTACTACGACCCGATGCTCGTGGCCGAGACGGTCGAGACTGCCTGCCGCGAGGCCGTCCGGGAGTATATCGAAAACCTGCCCTTCAACGGCGAATATACCAACATGGCCCTCGTCGATGCGCTCCAGACGGTCGAGGGCGTGCGGATCGTGGAGTTCAAGGGGGCGACGAGGGTCGCCGCGGACGAGACGGTCGTCGTGCCCATCGACGCGCGCTGCGTCCCCGCAGCGGGGTATTTCACGATGGAGGACGTACAACTGACCCTGAAAGCCTATGGCAACGAGTAAGCTCTACGACGT